GGCAATACTTTGACCCAGGATATTGATGAGGAGGGTAACTTGGTTGGAGCCGGAAACACATCGACTGAGAGCACCTTCTCGAAGCAGGAGCCCGAGAGCATTTCTGTTGCGGATATTCGTTCCGAACTTTTTGATGGCGATAATGTCGTTACTGGTAAGACTGATTATGGACAGTCGCAATTGAAGTCGGGACCCTTTATGACACCTAAGTAAGTATTGATAGTAGTAATGTGATAAAATTGATTTTATTATGTAGATAATTGATTTATTACAATCAGTAATAAATTAATAAAATGACTTGTAACGGTAACGGTGAATGTTTAATGCAGTGTTGCTGTGAATGCTATGATGAGGAAACTGAATTATATTACGAAGTTTGCTCTTGTGGTCACAGGGAACATAATGGTTATTGTCCCTCAAACTGTTGTGTTCCTATCGAATGTAGAAATTTCAAGTTTTGTAAGGTAAAACAACCAAAATGGGTAAGTTTATGCCATAATGGTATGTGTATAAATTGCGCTGTTCAAATGGGAAGACATACTTTTACAAATAATATGGAAAGTTGTTGTGTTTGTTTAGAAGACAAACCGATGCTTAATTTGAAGTGTAAACATACTATATGTAATGACTGCTGGTTTAATATCTCTGAATCAACCTCCTTATGCCCATTGTGTCGAAATAAAAACGACTGGATAACCAAATAATATCTTTATGAAAGGTAGTCATTCAAAATGACATCTTTATAAAAGGTAGTCATTCAAAATGACATCCTTCTTTACCACTTGCTCTTCTTAACTTCAATGCGAGGTCCTTGGCCGCGTTTTTTCACATTATTTGGGTCGTATTGTTCGCCATCTTCGTCGTCATCATTGATTTGCTTGGATAATTCCCAGAACTCCCGTGAACCCAGTCTGAAATCGTTATGTCCATCCGCCTTATACCAGAACACCTGGTCCTGCAATTTGCTGGTCTTTGCGTTGTTATTGATAACCAAACATTCGTAGTTTTCTGTGCACTGGTCCATGACCTGGCAGAACGACTCCAATGTCGGAAACATACCGGCATAATTCTCATAGATGCGTTTTCTGTTCGCAATATATGGCTCTCTCAATATAAAAACGTAATCGATATTGGTGCGGAGAGTCGGCGGGATTCCTAATGGATATTGCATTGTAATCACTAACATAATCTTCCAATGTCTTCCGTTCATAAAAAGAAGACGCATCATCTTATCACGCGCCCACGTGTTGTCGTATAAGCAGTCATCAAGAATGAGGAAAGCTCGAGGATCAATAGTAGTTCTCTTGAACTGCTCCATTTCCTTTTTGATTTGCTTAAGTACTTGGCGCTGACGCTTTAAGATGTTCTCAATGATAGCAGTATTGTACTCATTGTGAATAAACAACTTCGGCACCAATTTGCCATAGAAACCATTGCCTTCTTCAGTGCCAGAAATCACTGTGCCAATAGGAATATTTTGATGGTAATACAAAAGGTCGCGAACCAAAAACGACTTACCTGTATCACGACGACCGATAAGCACAACGACAGGTCCTTTAGATTCATCCGGTTTAAAACTGATAGTTCGCATATCAAATCTCTTTAATTCAAGATTCATTGTTATATTGTAATACAAAGATAATCCTCTTCTTGATTAAACTAACAAAACAACGAAACAACAAAACAAACCAACCAAAACAACAAAAGAAACAGTCCAATAAATAAGTTAAATGTTTAGCAATAAATATATATTATTTTGCTAATGACGTTCTCAATAAGTTACCAGAAGAGGAAGAACAATACTTTGTTTAGCAAGTTCTCAGATTTGCCTCTAATGCAACTAACAAATGCTCAAAATTATGTTCCAATTTACGACAGAATCTTCTCCTTAAATGATACAAATTACAATAGCATTAATTTGAACCATCAATATTACATTAGCGATATTAAGAAGTGCGAAAATGACAACGAATGTGCTGCTAAATTGAAGCGTATAGATGCGGATGAGAGTTCAAGTGAATCCAGACAAGTGTTTATCAAAATGGCGCCTTTGTTAGATCCATTTAAATACTTGTGTGGCAAGTACGATTATAACAATGAGAAGTTGTTTTCTTTGCCAACGTTGTCGAAGACTGAAAAAGTTCATCCGAAAATCAAGGATCCAAACAATGCGGCTTATGTAGATGCGTTCTTTTCATTCCTATCCAGCATGACATTAAATCAGCACGGTTTTGTACACGGTTTAGATTTTTATGGTTCCTTTTTGGCAATTAAGAAAGACCTCAAACTGAATATCATCGATGATCTTGAATATCTTGTTCAATCAGAGTTCTTTAACAAGCATAAGAATTCGTTGTTTTCTGTAGAAGATTATTCGCATCTTGTAGCCACTAATGCTATCATTGATGAGAAAAAGCAACTGAAGCCATTAAAGATATCGACTTCAGCAAAATCAGCTTTATCTATTAAGTCAATAAATGAAGAGCTGTATGAAAACATATTTGAAGACTCTCAACTAACACAGACACAACAATGTATCAACTTAAACGATGTTAAGAATCTAGGTGTTGAACTAGAAGACATTACTAATTCTGATATTTTTGACACAAACAATATGAAACGTTCTGAATCGTATTTGTCAAAATCAACAAATTCATCATGTTCTTCAAGGTCGTCTCATACACGTGAAGGAGAATGCGATGACGACAATGATAATGATAATGATAATGATAATGATAATGATAACAATGTCAATGATAACAATGTCAATGATAACAACGACATCAAAGATTATGATAACAGTGATAACAATGATAACAATGACAATAAAGACAAAATAAATGACATTGACCAAGTTGAAGAGCTTGAAGATGACTGTAACGATGATATTAGCGAAGGTTCATGGGAGTCGATTGAAGAGGAGAAACTGTTTGCCACTTTTCCTAAATTTCCAGTGCAAGCAATTTGTATGGAAAAATGCGAAGATACGTTTGACAGTTTGCTTATCAATGGTGAATTGGAAGATGAAGAAATAATATCAGCTCTTATGCAAATTATAATGACTTTGTTAGTTTATCAAAAGATGTATTCATTCACACATAATGACCTCCATACTAACAATGTAATGTATCAACCAACTAACAAGGAATTCATATATTACGTTTACAACAAGACTATTTATAAAGTGCCTACTTATGGCAAGATTTATAAGATCATTGATTTTGGAAGAGCGATATATCAGTTCAAGGGAAACAAATATGCGAGCGACAGTTTTCAGCCGAATGGAGACGCATATTCGCAATATAATACAGAGCCATTTTTCAACGAAAATAAGCCGAGATTAGAGCCGAATTATAGCTTCGACTTGTGCCGACTTGCGTGTTCATTATTCGACATTATTGTGGAAGATTTTGATTCTGTTAAAGACATCAGCAAATGTAGCCCATTAGTACAATTGGTGAACGAATGGTGTTTGGATGATAATGGTATCAATGTTTTGTACAAGACAAACGGTGTCGAACGATATCCTGACTTCAAGTTATACAAAATGATAGCACGTCATGTTCATAAACATACTCCACAAAACCAGCTAGAAAAGGACATATTTAAGAAATTTATAGTTTCCAAGAAAAAGCTTTCCAAAACAGCGAAACTATTTGATATTGATGCGTTGCCGATTTATGTTTAACTAACAAATACTACTTAAAACAAATTAAAACACCTAATAATACTACTTAAATAAGTATTTAAAAACATTTACAATAATACTATCTATGTTAACTGTTGCTAATACAAATGTCGGCAATATTATTTCGAGTATAGAAGTCGAAGAATGGAAGTTTAATGATGGAATTGAAAGGCGCCATGAAAAAGCACAAGATGCCATTACTAATTTGAAGAGATTAAAGTATGATATCAACAAAACCACAAAATCATTAGCAATTGAAAATGAGAAATTAAAACAATTGGAGAACAAGGCACAGATAGACCAAGATTCCTTATGGAAGTTGTTAGTAGAACAGCAGAAAAATACCATTCTCATTCTAGAATCAAATAAAACAGAAAATGAAGCCAAAGTTCAAGGCTTGGAACAAACTGTGAATGAGTGTTTACAGACGATTCAAAGCTACAATGAATATGCTGCAAAAGCAGCAGAATATCTAGAACGAAATCGCAACAATGACAAACTTATTGGACTCTCATTGCCTTATCTAATAAATCGTGATAAGATGGAAAATCGCATTATGAATATGTATGAGTGCATTATGAGAGATTATGATCATTATACAGCAACGGAAAACAATCCTTTTTATGCGTTTCTTCCATTTTTACGTCCATCGTCTGTAACAAAGTCACAAGAAGTATTAGCAAATAAAATAAAAAAGCAAGTTGACAATATAGCATACCATTTGGCAATGTTTCCTGAAACAAAGTCAGAGGTAAAAAAATACATCGGAGTACAAAAGTTCTATGAAAAACTCCAAAAAAGTTTTACCAGCGTGCGGGAAAAAGAAGGTGAGTTTACGGAAAGTGCGTTGAGTGTGTTGTACAAACATTTTGTAACTTTTGAAATAGAAGATGCAGGAGAAGATCATCAACAGTTACTTGAGTTTAGGAAATTACATGAAAACCCGCAGCTTCGTCTTCGTAATAACAAAAAGGAAAAATCATGCTTTTTTGGATTGTAACGAGCAATATTAATATTTTATAGAATACAAACTGGTATTCCATAAAATAAACTCTTCAACTAAGTTGCTCATACTGGGGGTCGAACCCAGCCTAACTGCTTATAAGACAGTTGTGCTAACCGCCACACTCTACGAGCATTACAATTATATATAGTGGCTTGTCTTTAAGTTGTTTTTCAGCTTTAAATATATTAAGTGTAAAACGGCTTAAAGAGCACAATCGAGCAAGTAAGAAGTATTTAGAACGACGACTATTAATATAACATGTAAATATATTAATAGACATATAATGCCAGACTATGGATTTATTATTACACGTCATGTCAATTCAGAAAGAACAAACAGATATTGGAACCAATCGGTAAAACTAATACGCACATTTTATCCTCGTAGACAAATTGTTGTTATAGATGATAATAGTGTACAGGATTTCGTAAAAGCGGATCACAATTATAAAAACTTGCAAGTAATTCAGTCAGAATATAAGGGGCGTGGTGAGCTTCTTCCATACGTTTATTTGTTGCGTTATAAGTGGTTTCCAAACGCAGTAATACTCCACGACAGTGTGTTTGTACATAGACATGTTCCTTTTGAGGCAATTTCGATACCGGTTCTGCCGTTATGGCATCATTCGTATGACAAGGAAAACTTGCCCAATCTTTTGCGTATTGCGTCTGGACTAACAAATCAGCGACATCTGATAAATAAACTTAATGGATCATCCATTAACATTTTGGGATTAACTAACAAACTTGAAGGGTTTTCTTTATGTTTTGGAGTACAGACATATATAAATTTGGAATTTCTCGAAAAGATAGAAATGAAATACAAAATTAGCCGACTCGTTGACTATGTATTTAATCGCACTGATAGGTGTG